AGTTGTGACGGGATTGGGGCGGTACACGAGTTTATGCGTTGGCCCATTAAATGGGATACATTCTATAAAAATTTAATGACGTATAAGTCCATGCCTGTTAACTTAAACTTATGGACCACAGTGAGTATTCTTAATATAGATGATTTGCCCAACATACAGGCATTTGCTCAAGAACACAATATTGATCATTCATATGCGTATCTCAAGGAGCCGGCAGTGCTGGATGTTAATAATAAAGACCAAGCCGCAGTTGATGCATATATACAAAAACAAAAAGAACTCAGGGGTATGCTGTGAAAATAGCAATCACCGGCCATTCAGCAGGCATAGGACAAGCACTGGCACGATGCTATGCTGATCGTGGCCACGAGATAATTGGGTTAAGTCGGCGCAATGGATTTAATATCAAAGTGTTACCGCGAGTAATTGATGCTATTGAGCCTTGTGATGTTTTCGTTAATAATGCACAAGCAGGGTTTGCTCAGACTGAACTATTGTTTGAAATGCACCGACGATGGACTGGAACAAACAAAACTATTATAAACATCAGTACTATGATGACTCAAGATCCGGTTAGTGTACTGCCTGACATGGATCAATATCGCATACAGAAAGTGGCGTTAGAACAAGCAGTGATGCAACTACGTGGCAAGGAAGGTAGCCCCAACTTGGTTATTGTACGTCCTGGTAACATCGCCACCAGTGCAGATAAAACAGTCCCGCCTGCGGCCAATGTTGACAACTGGGCTGGTGTGTTGGTACACGCACTAGACATGGCACAGGCCAATGGATTGACCATAACTGATATATCGTTGGGACCAGCATGACACCCAAAGATGTGCTAACCAACTCTGCATTTTGTCCAGTGCCGTGGACTGGGTTGATGTACAATTTTGACGGCTCTGTTAAAAATTGTATACGTAGTGCCAACCTACTGGGAAATATCAAAGATGCACCAATAGAGCAGGTAGTATTGTCGATGGGCAACCTTGCTAGACAAGCACTAATAGTTGACGGTGAAAAACCCACTAACTGCAAACCATGTCATGATTTAGAAGTGGGTAAGAAAAGTTTTGATATTGTCAGCGATAGAGTGTTTTACATACGTGAACTAAAACATGTTCCATTGGATACCTACCATGCCAACAATTTTGATTTAAGAACCATTGACGTCCGGTGGACTAATTTGTGTAATTTTGCCTGTGTGTATTGCGGTCCAGAGTTTAGTAGCAAGTGGGCCAGTGAGTTAAATGTTGTAACAGAAACGCCAACTCAAGAACAAAAGGATGCATTTAAACAATATATCTTTGATCGTGCAGACCAACTGGATCATGTGTACTTGGCCGGAGGCGAGCCCTTGCTGATGAAGGAAAATTTAGAGCTGTTGGATCGTGTTCGTCCTACTACTCAATTACGAATCAATACAAATTTGAGCAAAGTGGACACACAAGTGTTTGATAAGATTTGCCAATTTAAAAATGTTCACTGGATTGTGAGTGTAGAAACTGTTGAAGAAGAATTTGAATATATTCGACATGGTGGTAGGTGGTCTGACTTTCTAGACAATCTAAATATCATACGCAAGTTGGGACACAAGATATCTTTCAACATGTTGCATTTCGTGTTGAACTACCAGAGTGTTTTTGATTGTGTTGACTTCTTAACAGGTTTGGGATTCCATAATAATAGTTTTATTATTGGCCCATTGTTAAACCCCGATTACCTAAATATTAGACATTTACCAGACAATGTGTTAAACTCAGTGAAGGCAACATTAGAGCAACGCATTACGGCAAAACCAGGATTTTTACTTGAGGATAGTTATCAAAACATGTTACAATACATACAACAACCCATAAGTAAAAACTTTGACGAATCCATACGACAGCTCGCAGAGTTGGACCGACGAAGAAACGTAAACAGTCGTAAAACTTTTAAACATTTATATAAGGAAACTAATCATGGCTAAACCATTCGACGTAAGTAAATTTAGAAAAAACATCACAAAAGCAATTGACGGTATCAGTGTTGGTTTCAACGATCCAACTGACTGGATATCAACAAACAATTTTGCATTAAACTATCTTATCAGTGGAGACTTTACCAAAGGTATCCCAATGGGCAAGGTAACCGTGTTTGCAGGCGAGAGCGGCGCAGGTAAATCGTTTATCTGTAGTGGTAACTTGGTTGCCAATGCACAGAAGCAAGGCATCTATCCAATCTTGATTGATACAGAAAACGCACTGGATGAAGCATGGTTACATGCCCTGGGTGTGGACACTGACGAAGGCAAGATGTTAAAACTCAACATGGCCATGATTGACGATGTTGCCAAAGTGATCAGTGACTTTGTTAAGGAATACAAAACGATTCCCGATACAGAGCGTCCCAAGGTCTTATTCATCATTGACAGCTTGGGCATGTTGCTGACTCCCACAGACGTTAACCAATTTGAAGCAGGCGAAATGAAAGGTGACATGGGTCGTAAACCCAAGGCACTAACAGCACTGGTTCGTAATTGTGTAAACATGTTTGGTAGTTTAAATATTGGACTGGTTGCAACCAATCATACATACGCTAGCCAGGACATGTTTGATCCCGACGACAAGATCTCAGGCGGACAAGGCTTTATCTACGCATCTAGTATTGTGGTGGCCATGAAGAAACTCAAACTCAGAGAAGACGAGGATGGCAACAAGATTTCAGAAGTCAAAGGTATCCGTGCCGCTTGCAAGATCATGAAAACACGCTATGCCAAACCGTTTGAGTCAGTGCAGGTCAAGATTCCGTATGAAACCGGAATGAATCCCTACTCAGGTTTGGTGGATCTTTTTGAAGGCAAAGGATTATTGCAAAAAGAAGGCAACAGCCTTAAATACACACTAACAGATGGCAAGGTTATCAAGCAGTTCCGTAAGGCCTGGGAACGCAATGACAATGGTTCATTGGATCAAGTAATGGCTGACTTCACTGCTAACCCACATCATGTAATTGCAACCCCTGCAGAGGCAACAATAGAAGAGGAAGCCTAATATGAGTATCGAAGTTGATGTGTTGAGTGAAACGTATACTGTGCTTAAACAGTATATACCTGTCAAGGATCGTCAAGAAGCCGCAGACAACTTGATGAGTATTCTGGTAGATTTGTTGGGAGATCTTGAACTCAAAGAGTTTGGTGGTACTGATGCTAATCTAAAAAAAGCTCTCAAAGAGTATGCCGGTGAAGAAGAAGACGAAGAACCTTACGACTACGAAGATTAACAATGTGGTATAACCGGATTGTACAAAATCTAGGTGAAATACCGGACTTTATCAACTACTATGAAAACGAACTAGTAGAGGCAAAGTACGATTGCAATGTCAAGGGACACCTTGAAAAGAACATCGCAACCTTGCCCGGTATCACTGAACACCGTTTTAATCAACTACAGGAGATTGAAGCGGTGCTAAATTTCCTTAATATACAGTTAAGGAAAATTCGTCGCAAGCACTTTCAAAAGTATCTGGAAGCATACGCTCGTGCGTTGACAAGTCGCGATGCTGAAAAGTATGTGGATGGCGAAGATGAAGTTGTTGATTTTGAAACAATCATAAACGAAGTTGCCTTGGTACGCAACAAGTGGTTGGGCTTACTTAAAGGACTTGAGTCAAAGAACTTTATGATAGGCCATGTAACTAGATTGCGTACCGCAGGCATGGAGGATGTTGTGCTGTGATGGATTGGAAAGCTCGTGCCGATGAGTTGTTGGAAGAATTTGACATGTGCTGTCAGGCTCGTCCCATGCACAACACAGTTGAGGTGCAAATAGCCAAAGACGCAGTGGCCAAATGGGCTTACAATCTGTCCACACAACGCAGTTGGGGATCGGATTTGGAAATTGCAGAAGCCTGCCATCAACTTGAACCCAGATTACGTCAACTCAAAGAAAAAATAGTATTAGAAGTATTACATGACCCAATTCGCGAACCATTATCTAAGTCACGAGCATAGTTTAGAAATACTAAACCTGCTGTATGGCTACGACAGCTTTCTAGACAGCCTTTCTGTGATTGCAGACATGGGCTGTGGCTCGGGACTAGACGCCCAATGGTGGGCAACATTAGAAACACGAGACGAACCCATTGAGCCGCGCAATTACAAAGTGTATGCAGTTGATCGAGATTTAAGTCGTGTTGATGACGATGTGCGTCAAACTCCTAACGTCAGTTGGTTAGAATACGATTTTGAACAAGAGTCTATATTACCACAGAAAGTTGATCTAATGTGGACACACAATGCATTTCAATATGCAGTAAACCCCATTGTTACATTGGCAAATTGGAACAAGCAAATAAACATCAACGGCATGTTGGTCATGGCCATCCCACAGAGCATTAACTATGTGTATGGTAAGTTAAATTTTAGAACTGACAGCCACGTGTACTACAACTACAGTATTGCCAACCTGGTTTACATGTTGGCCGTCAATGGATTTGATTGTCGCGATGCATATTTTTACAAAAATGTTGAATCCAATTGGTTGTACCTAGCAGTATACAAATCAATGGAGCCAATGGATCCTAAAACTACAAGTTTACATGACCTTGCAGACAAAGGATTGTTGCATGATAGTATTCTTAATAGTCTAAACAAGTATGGGTATATAAATCATGATGACATTGTGTATCCGTGGTTAGACAAAGATTTCTATAAGGCCGCAATATGAAAATTGTGGTATGTACTGGCGGATTTGATCCCGTACACCGCGGACATTTAAGTTACTTAAACGAAGCCGCACGAATGGGCGATATGTTAATAGTGGGGCTCAACAGTGATGCCTGGCTACAGCGTAAAAAAGGCCGCGCCTTTATGGGATGGGATGAACGTGCCGCAGTTTTAAATAACTTAAAATCAGTTAATAAAGTTGTCAACTTCAACGATACCGATAATTCCGCTAGGGACTTGCTGATTACAATGAAACGGCAATTTCCTTACGCTGAATTAATTTTTGCCAATGGTGGTGATCGTACAGAACATAATATTCCTGAGATGTCAGTGCCAGGCGTGGAGTTTGTGTTTGGTATCGGTGGCAGTGATAAAGTCAACAGCAGTAGTTGGATATTGGATGAATGGAAAGCACCTCAAACTGAGCGTCCCTGGGGTTATTATAGAGTGCTACACGAAGTACCGGGTACCAAGGTAAAAGAGTTAACAGTTAACCCCGGACAAAGTCTAAGTATGCAACGACATGCAACCCGTGCTGAATATTGGCACGTTAGTCACGGTGCATGTGCTGTTTTTAGTATGAGGCCTGATGGGCATACTCTCCCGGTAGTGCTGTTAAGCGAGCATATGAACTATCATGTACCTACAGGTCAATGGCATCGACTAACAAATCCTTACGAAATACCGTGTAAAATCGTAGAAATACAGTACGGAGCCGCCTGCAAAGAAGAAGATATTGAGCGGCGATAAATAACTATATGAAGATTTTTGAAGTTATTGCCACAATATCAGAAGGCCGCGGAATCTATGCCCGTAGCCCCACAGACCCTGCATTTACTGCGGTACCCAACAACACATTCGGTGCCGCGGTAGGTGCACCTTATCAATTTGCCGGAACACAAAATTATCCGCAACGGGGACAGTTTGCAGATGTGGCCGAACTACAGGCCAATGTTGCACATGTGGATCGACAAGTACAACAGCAAAGCGGTCGTCCTATTACTTGGGCAAATCGCATGGGCCCACGTCATCGCGGATTTGGTCTAGCACAATTTGTTGGCGGCGACGGCAAACCCGTTTACTTTGGCAAGTACTTTGAAGAAATTCTGCCTAGTATGATGCACAAGTGGGATA